ACAAAAGTCTACTAGCCATTTAGCAGCATCATATCCCGTTTTTTCAGGACCATAGTCTGCTGGAAGACCTTGCGCTTCTGCTATCATAGCCTCATAGTGCTGATCACCTAGATCGTGATCAAAGCACACGAACGCAGGCATCCCCGACTGCATGACTTGCTTCACGAACGTATCAAAATCTCTTAAGATGAACGTGACCAAATCTCTGGGAAACTTTTCCCACGTAACATCATCGGGATGACGTTCATCGTCTAAGAATAATAGGTATGACACATCTTTCTCCTAATGAATGATGGCGGAAGCGGTGAGATTCGAACTCACGGTAGACTTTCACCTACGCTTGTTTTCAAGACAAGATCCTTAAACCACTCGGACACGCTTCCGTATTAATATTTATGTAGTTATGATTGACGTATACTTTTTATAATTGGTACTCCCGGGCAGACTCGAACTGCCGACCTCACGCTTATCAGGCATGCGCTCTAACCACCTGAGCTACGGGAGCATTTAACTATAATATTTCATGCCCCTACTTTTTCTACCATTGCCTTTATTTTTGGCATTGTGAGTAGGTGTTTGAGCATGACAATTGGGACATATCATTCTAAGATTATCTGGAAAATTGTTACTCGCATTTCCATCTATATGATCAACTTCTAAAGGAATTTCCGTCCCCAACCATTCTGTGTTATTACAGACAGAACACTTATGTCCGTAAATGTCGAGCAGATGTTTTCTAAGATTGCATCTAGCCTTGACTTTGCCTTCTAAGAAATTCTGTCTTCTTTCTTTCTTTTGTGATTCAAAAGTACAAACTAACGAACAATATTTGCCAGTTGAGTTTTTTCCTACTTTGAATTCTTTATTACAGTTTTTACAATTTACTAGCATAGGGTAGAGACTCCTTCACTAGTATTTATGCTCTACTGCAAAATTTGGTGGGGCATCCCGGAATCGAACCGGGCATGTCTAAGACGGCGGATTTACAGTCCACTGCATCACCGTTGATGCTTCTACCCCAAAACTTTATTGAAATTTTTCGAACCAGCTGTTTGCAAACTCTTGAATGATTTCGTCTGCTTCGAAATAGAGGTCCTTGTCAAGAATTGCATCTTGAATGTCGAGGACATCATCTTCGTCTAAGCCACCCGTTCGTAGATAATTTAGATATGCGGAAAGTTCATTTTGATAATGATTTCTAGTAGAGAAGTCTACGTGAATAACTTGTCCCATGATGATGTCCTCGATGATCGTTTACTTACTTCTATTACTGAGCGGCAGCAGGAAGCGGTTCGGCAGCTACTTCAGCAGCTACTTCGTCTGCACCTTCAGCAGCAGCATCGGCAGCTTCAACAGCCTCAGCAACTTCTACGTCGCTTGCGTCAACCGCAGGAGCAGCTTCTTCAGAGCAAGCACCGAGTGTAAGTACGCTAGCCAAGCTAGCAATTGCAATAATCTTCTTCATTTTGTTTTCCTTTTGTGTTTTGATCCTTATCTCTGGACCGTGTATATTTATACAGCATACCCAACGTGAGTATTATTTGGTACACCCAACGGGATTTGAACCCGTGTCCCCGCCTTGAAAGGGCGACATCCTAGACCACTAGACGATGGGTGCATAAACTTGTTACGCTATCACTGCAATATAGCTACGGGACTTCGAAACCCGTACCGCCCCCTTATCGTCACTTGTTAAGGTTATTGTCAGGCGGAGTGCTACCTTACACCACATCTACTGTCATCGTTTCGAACCGAAGATCGCAGTGATAGCGTAACAAGTCTAAAGTTTGGTGCGAGTAGCCGGACTCGAACCGGCACACCATTAAGATATCAGATTTTAAGTCTGAGGCGTCTACCAATTTCGCCATACTCGCATTAGAATTTCTAACAATGTCAAAGAACGTAGAAAGCTAACTGCTCTCTATGTTCTCAATATACGACATGATCGTGGTAATGTCAAGAAGTTTTTAAACTCACTGTTCACCGCGTGACAGCCCCACTCACCACTGTAGCGGGATAATTGCTCTGACTCTTTGGCTCGGGGACTTCTCCCTCTACCTCAAAGTCTCGGCTTTTTCTCGGGCTGCAACCACAGTACCCAAAGATTCCTTGTCTCTGTATTCCAACAGTTCCTCGTGTAAGTTGCACGAGACTTATCGGACATCCACAAGTCGTCAATGGGCTGACGCTGCCCCTCGGTGAACAGTGAGTTTATTGGCACCAGTGCAGGGAGTCGAACCCCGGCTCACGGTTTTGGAGACCGATGTGCTACCGTAACACTTCACTGGTACGTATTTTTATGCTGAAATTGATTTTAAGTTAAGGAAACCTTCATCAAGCATTTCTCCGTTATCTCGGTTGATCACTTGATATTGAAGGCTGTGAGTTTTGAACTCCTTAAGCATTTCAACAACTGTCTCAACCTCAAATTCCTTGCAAGAATAAAGATCAAACATATAATATTCTGGCCAAAAGTGAATGCTGCTGTGACTAGTAGTGATACCTACTACACCGGTCACGCCTTCATTACCGTCGTCATCACACCACACGCAGTGAGGATTCATGAGAATCTTCATGTCGATAGCATCAACGAGCCTAAGAAACCAGTCATTCAAGACTGATACATAATCGGGCCCTGGTGCCTCTTCTATAAAACCTTTAACCAGGAGGTGTTTATTAATCTTTTGCAACTCATAAAACCCCTTATATCCCACTGTTAATCAGTGAATAACTATTTATCAAAAAACTAAAAACTACACACATAATGTGTGTAGTTCTGTAGAAGATGGTACCCGGTGAGGGGTTCGAACCCCCGACCCTCTCGGTGTAAACGAGATGCTCTTCCGCTGAGCTAACCGGGCCTTATTTTGGTCGGAGTACTAGGATTTGAACCCAGGACCCCCTGGTCCCAAACCAGGTGCGCTACCAGACTGCGCTACACTCCGATAATTTTTGGTGGAGAATATCGGGTTCGAACCGATGACCTATAGCTTGCAAAGCTATCGCTACTACCAACTGAGCTAATTCCCCATGAATCTATTTATATCTTATACATCCCGTATAAAAAAATCTGGCGTCCCCTGCTGGATTCGAACCAGCGACCTACAGATTAGAAGTCTGTTGCTCTATCCAGCTAAGCTAAGGAGACTAAGTCGGGAATGACAACCAATCAGCCAACCCGCCTAAGGCTTATGCTGCTGAGAGATGCTGTGTCATTTTCGATGCAGCTAAACATCACGCGGCCCGATCTACGTAAATGGTGCCCCCAGCAGGATTCGAACCCGCCGCCTTCTGATTACAAAACAGACGCTCTACCAAATGAGCTATAGGGGCATTAATTTTGGCTCCACGACCTGGGCTCGAACCAGGGACATTCTGATTAACAGTCAGACGCTCTACCAACTGAGCTATCGCGGAACATAACTTTCATCTATGATATTTAACATCCTGTGCAGAGTCGGATTATTTTTCTAATTAAGATCAATAATCCGACTGTGCTTAGGAACACCCGTCATTAGATACTCCATCTGATCTGCAAGAATATTGCGATTTTGGAGAATCAAGTTTTCAAAGTGATTCGGTTCGTAGGGAACATAAAGAAGTTCCATACCAGATTGCTTGAGAGACTTACAGCCCTTCTTTTGGTTGCAAGGGATGCAAGACGTAACAACATTCGTCCATTCATCAATTCCACCGTGAAACTTAGGAACGATGTGGTCTCGGCTTAGTCTCGTGTGTCCAAAATGATCACCGCAATAGCCGCAAGTGTTACGGTCACGAGCAAACAGTGTACGATTCGTCAAGATAACTTTGTTGTGCTTGCGAAAATCGAACCCCGTACCACGTACTGCAATGATGCTCGGTGTTTCGAGGTAGCTCTGTCGGCCGTTCTTCTGAATGCCCCCGCGATACTTAGCGATGACATCTCCTAAAGTCCAGACAACCAAGTTCTTAGCATGATAGCTAATTGCTTCGTCGTTGGTAATCCATGTTCTTGGAATACCCGAAATGTCTAAGGCTAGTACCGCCATGATTAACTCCTATGTATTATCATATTTAGACTGTCTATATTATATACACTATGATTGGACTTAGTGCAACCAAAA